CAGAACCATGCTGGAGGGCCGTACAAAAATGGCCCGTGAGTGGCGTGAACAAGTTGATCCCTGGTGGGCAGAACGCTTGGGCATACCACACTTGACTCCACGTTTTATTCTACAACAATGGGGCACAGAAGTATGCCGTAAAGGCTTCCACGATGACATCTGGATTGCCAGCCTAGAAAACAAACTGCGCAACAGCCGTGACGATGTGGTCATAAGCGATTGCAGATTTCCCAATGAGATCAAGGCTATCAAACAGTCAGGCGGCATTGTAGTGCGTGTGGTGCGTGGTGCCGAACCTGAGTGGTACGATGCAGCAGTAAGTCTCAATCGTGGCCCTGACGGCAATTCAACCTGGGCACTTAGCGGTCGTCGACTGGCACAGTTGGGGGTACATGCCTCAGAAACAAGTTGGGTAGGTACCCAGTTTGATGTTGTGTTAGACAACAACGGTACCCTAGACGACCTATATCAGCAGGTCAAGCGTCTGGTTCAAGATCACCCGCCCGCCAAGTGACTTCAGTGCGTGACACTTCTTCTACACAATTTTTACAGATTGTTTTGAGATTTCTCAATGCAACATTGTTGAGATCTCCATCAATGTGATACACCAACAATTGACTGGTAAATCTTGCTCGAAACCCGCATCTATCACACGCGGGTTTTTTCTTGTAACCTGCTGACTTCCAACGTGGCTCTCTGGGTTTGATGCCCCGCCCACGGCGTTGGCAAGTTTCACAACGACTACGGTAATGTGTTGTATCTTCTTTGATATAATTCACAGCACATGGCCGTTGGTTACAGGCTTGACAAATGGGTCTCATACAATATTTAGCGCCTGGACCTTGGGCAAAGGGCAGTGTAAACTGGGTTTTTTTGGGTATGCCTATAAATATCAATAACTTGAAAAGGAAGTAATCATGGCACTAACATCACCTGGCGTAGAAGTAGTAGTAATTGACGAGAGTCAATATATCCCTTCCGCGGTAAACACAGTACCCTATTTTCTTGTGGCCACAGCACAAAACAAAGCTGATGCTGCAGGTATAGGCATTGCAGCAGGCACCACTGCTGCCAACGCCAACAAAACATATCTTATAACCAGTCAACGTGATCTTGCAGCCACATTTGGCGTGCCATTTTTCTACAGCACTACCACTGGTACTCCCATCAACGGTTACGAGCTCAACGAATACGGTTTGTTGGCAGCGTACTCTGCACTGGGCGTGTCAAATCGTGCTTATATTCAACGTGTTGACATTGACTTAACTGAATTGACAGCAACTCTCAGTCGCCCCACTGGCAATCCCGACAACGGAACTTATTGGTTGGATACTTCTACCACGGTGTGGGGAGTGCAAGAATGGAATCAAACTTCAGCCACATTTACCACAAAAACTCCACTGGTTATCACAGATACTGTGAACGTGGTGAACTTTGCTGGTGGTGATTATACCCCCATCCCATCATTTGGCAGCGTTGGAGACTATGCAGTAAGCACAGTGGCATTGAACAACCCCATGTACTACAAAAACGAAGACAATGACTGGGTACAAGTGGGCACAGACGCTTGGAAAATATCTTGGCCAGCAGTGGTTGGATCAACCACCCCATCAACTCTAACCATTGGTGCCAATATCTACATCAATGGCAACTTGATTGCTGTGGGTGCTACCAACACTGTGACAGGATTTGCCAACACTATCAATGCAGCAGCCATCACTGGTGTCAGTGCTGCCAATGTGGGCGGCAGCCTGGCTATCTATGCCAACAGTCTGGCCACCAATGACGGATCCACTGCATCGGGTGGTCTTGTTTCAATCATACCTGGTCCCAATGACGGCACTGCACTGTTGACTGCACTGGGTATCACAGCGTTGGAATATCGTTCACCTGCGTATTTCCCAGGCTACAGTTATCAAGCTCCACGATGGAGAACCACAGACACAGGCACTGGCGTAAGTACAGCACCACATCCCACCGGCAGCGTGTGGCAAAATCTCAGCTCAGTCAATGCAGGCATGAGTCTCCAAGTTAAAAAATATTCAGCAGCGTTGGATGTGTTTATAACTCAAACTACTCCATTGTTTGCTGATGATGCACAGGCCATATTCAATCTTGACCCCACTGGTGGCGGCAAGAACATACCTGTGGGCACAACCTACGCACAGTACAACAGCTTGGCATCAACTACTGCACCAAATGCCAACAGTGCTTTTCTTCTGTTGGAAAGAGCTGCCCTGGGAGCCACAATTGTAACAGGCACAACCACTCCTACTGGCCTTGCATTTACTCCAGGCGATACATTTTTCCTACAGGCCACTGAAGCTGGCACAGCCACAGTAAACACTGCTACAGTGACCATTGCAGGCACAGGCACCGTGGCCAATTTTATCTCAGCAGTGAGCTTGGCCAACATACCATTTGTCAGTGCCAGTGTCAACAGCGCAGGCAAAATTGTGTTTACACATTCACAAGGTGGCACTATTTTTGTAGGCCCTGATGTAGGCACCCCGCTGACCACAGCTGGTTTTTCTGTCAACACCACATATGTCAGAACTGAACCACTGGGCGGAGGCTTTCTTGTGTTGTCCAATTGGGTAACAAGCCCACAGTTTACCTACACTGCCAGCGACAATGCGCCAGATCAAAATCCTGCCAACGGCAGATTGTGGTACTACAGCACTGTGGACGAAGCAGATATCATGATCCAAGAAAATGGTGCCTGGCTTGGCTATCAAAACGTCACAAATGACGTGCGCGGCTTTGATCTCAGCTTGACCAATGCCAGCGGTCCCATAGTGGCTGCATCGGCTCCGCTGACACAAAATGACACAGCCGAATCACCATTGGAACTGGGTGACCTTTGGATTGACACCAGTGATCTAGAAGCTTATCCTGCACTGTATCGTTGGGAACAAGTGGACGGACTGGAGCAATGGGTAGCAGTAGATACCACAGATCAAGTCACACAAAATGGTATTCTGTTTGCAGATGCACGTTGGAGCACCACGGGCGCTACCAATCCTGTGACTGACGACATTCCTACCATAGAAAGTTTGTTGACCAGCAATCACTTGGACCTGGATGCACCTGATCCTGCACTGTATCCCCAAGGCATGCTGTTGTTTAACACACGTAGAAGTGGTTACAATGTCAAAGAGTTTACTACCAACTACTTTACCACAGCCAATTATCCTGATGCTGGTGCTTACAATCCTGCTGCTCCCACAAACAATGCCAACTTGCCATTGTACAGTTACACCTGGGTCACCACCAGCGGTAACAAAGCCAACGGTAGCATGTATGCAGGACGTCAAGCACAACGAGCACTGGTAATCAGAGCCATGCGAGCTGGCATTGACACCAGCCTACCTGCCAGAGAAGAACAAAATCAATTCAACTTGATAGCAGCACCTGGTTATCCTGAACTGGCCACCAATCTAGTGGCGCTCAGCAATGAACGATCAAACACATTGTTTGTTGTGGGCGACACTCCCATGCGTCTTGCAGCCAATGGCACAGACCTTGCAACCTATGCTACCAACAATGGCGGACTTGGACTGCCAACAGAAGATGGATTGATCATTGGATCAGCTTATGCTGCTGTGTTCTATCCTTCATGCCAGACCAATGACTTGTCAGGCAACACTGTGGTGGCCCCGCCTAGTCACATGATGGTACGCACAATCCTGCGCAGTGATGCAGTCAGCTATCCATGGTTGGCACCAGCAGGCACACGCCGTGGTGTGATTGACAATGCCAACGCAATTGGTTACATTGACTCTGCCACAGGTGAATTTGTGCAAACTGCCATTGGTCAAGGACTGCGTGATGTATTGTACGAAAACAACATCAACCCCATTACCTTTATACCAGGAGTGGGCATAACCAACTTTGGCAACAAAACTCGTCAGGGTGCTACCACTGCATTGGATCGTATCAATGTGGCCCGACTCATAGTGTTCTTGCGTGGACGCCTGGAAGAAATTGGCAAACTGTATTTGTTTGAACCCAATGATCAGATCACACGCAATGAAATACTCAACACCACAAACAGTCTGATGATTGACTTGATAGCCAAACGTGCCATCTATGACTATCTGGTGGTGTGTGACGAAAGCAACAATACACCTGCTAGAATTGATCGCAATGAACTTTATTTGGATGTGGCCATTGAACCTGTGAAGGCTGTGGAATTCATTTACATTCCGCTGCGTATCAAGAATACTGGTGCCATTTCAGGTGGACAATGATGAAAGTGACCGGAGTTTTTCCGGTCACCTATTCAGCTAAATAAACATATAGGAGATAACAAATGGCCGTTTCATCATTACAGCGAATGACAGTACCCTTGGCAAGTGATCAAAGTTCTACCACTCAAGGCCTGTTGATGCCCAAACTTAGATATCGCTTTAGAGTGATGTTTGAAAACTTTGGGGTAAGCACTCCAAGAACTGAATTAACCAAACAAGTGCTCAGCGTGGCACGACCCAACTTGACCTTTGAAGAAATCGCACTGCCCATCTACAACTCAACGTTGAAGTTGGCTGGACGACACGCCTGGGCAGATATTGCTTGCACCATACGAGACGATGCAAGTGGCGCAGTGAGTCGTTTGATCGGCGAACAGTTCCAGAAACAAATGGACTTTTTAGAAATGAGTTCAGCCGCAGCTGGCATTGACTACAAATTCCTTACCAAGATTGAAGTGTTGGATGGTGGCAACGGTGCCAATGTACCTGTGGTACTTGAAACCTGGGAACTGTATGGCTGCTACCTCAAAGGTGCTGACTACGGTGAACTCAACTATGGCACCAACGAAGCAGTGACCATTGCCATGACCATTGCTTACGACAATGCTAACCAAACTCCTGAAGGTTCAGGCGTCGGCACTGAAATTGGACGTGCGTTAGGTGATGTGGTAACTGGCTCAGGCGTCTAAACATGCCGTCATTTGGCCAGGACTTCTTAAAAGGGTTCACAGGCAACAACAGCTTGCGTGATTACCAACACGCAAGCCGTACATTTACCACCAATGCCTACGAACTCAAGCCACGATTCAAGTTTCTTTTTCATGTGAGTTTTACTTTGAACACAGCCGAAGTGCCTTTTTTGCGTGGCGCCTTTGCTGATCCAGACGACATCAAAAACATAAGCCTGGCAGTGAAGACTGTGGACTTGCCCAAGTACAACATTGAAACAGAAACATTAAATCAGTACAATCGCAAAAGAATCATACAGACCAAGTTAAATTATGAGCCTGTGAGTGTGGTGTTTCATGACACCAGCAACGACCTCATAAGAAAACTTTGGTACTACTACATGAGCTATTACTACAAAGATCCAGCTCAACGATACCTAGAACCCAACAACAACAACGGCAGCAACGGCCCTGATGCCAGTCGCGTGGCCGGCTTTGGATACACTGGTCGCGACCTGTACAGTCAACAACGTCTGGGCAATGTCAACGACTGGGGCTACATTGGTGAAGCATACAATGATGGCGCATCAACATTGACTTCAGGCAAGCCACCTTTCTTTCGCGACATCAGAATCTACGGCATGGACCAGCACAAGTTTGCTGAGTACATCTTGATCAATCCACTAATAACAAACTGGAGTCATGACCAATACAGCTATGCCGAAGGTGGCGGCATCATGCAAAATTCAATGACCGTGGCCTATGAAACTGTGAAATACTATTCTGGTGCAGTTGGTGATCCACGCAACGGCGGTGATGCCAACATAATAGGTTTTGCTGATCCTGCACACTATGACAAAACCACCAGTCCTATTGCTAGACCAGGCAGCACTACCACAGTGTTTGGACAAGGCGGTCTGCTGGAAACTGGCGCTGGCATCATTGGCGATCTACAAAGTGGTTCAGTACTGGGCTTGATTGGTGCTGTGCAAAAAGGTGCTAGACTGAATCAAACATACAAGAACAAAGATATTTCTTCTATTGCTCGCAGTGAAGCCAGGACCCTGGGTAAAAATGTCTTGGTACAAGGTCTTCCTGATGCCACAAAAGCAGTGACCAACAAAGCTGATGGTTGGCTGTTCCCTCGAGCACAGGCCGAACGTAATCAAGCCACCAAACAGGCCAACGAAGCTGCTACTCAAAGACAAAACCCTGGGGCTATCTAAATCATGACCACAGTAAATTATGCCAACACCAACATTGATCAAACTGTGAGAGTGTTTGACAGTTTTTATGATTATGATGCCAACATTCCTGCCGCTGAATATGACATTGTGTACAGTTATTTTGTGAGCTTGATGAAAACCAAACAAGCCGCAGGAAATTTTACTGTGAGCTTGTTTAGAGTTGCTGAACAAACTGAAATCTCAGCACTGACATTGTTGCAACAAATGCAGTCCAATTCAGGATTGAACATTGATGTCAGTCTAGCCTACTATCTCAACAACATACGTTCACGAGCCACACTGCTGGGCGTGGGAGCAGCAGTGGTACCAAACTTTTATCAAGCTAGAAATATACTGCCATGAGTCACTGGGCCCAGGGATATTATGAAGTGTTGAATGCAGACAAATACGTGGGCAAAGGCAAGCCGCGTTATAGATCTGGGTGGGAATTCAGTTTTATGAAATTCTGCGACACCAATGATCATATCTTGCAATGGGCCAGTGAAAGCATTGCTATACCTTATCGGCACCCACTCACTGGCAAAGGTACACAGTATATTCCAGACTTTCTAATCACTTATCGCACACGTGACAACATCATGCGAGCAGAGTTGATTGAAATCAAACCTAAAAAACAAAGCGTGGTTGAATCAAAAATGAACAGTCGAGACCGTGCTGTTGTGGCCATCAACTATGCCAAATGGGCGGCTGCCACCAAATGGGCTCAGAAAAATGGCATCACTTTTAGAGTGATCACTGAAGACCAAATGTTTCATAACGGAAAAAAATAGCCACTAAATATGGCATGACTCGCAAACTCGAAGAACTGTTTGAATTGCCCCCATCAGAGGATGCCCCTGAAACTGATGCTGGCAGCCCTCCTGTGCAAGACCTGCGCACACAACTACAAATCCTGGATGAAAACATAGACAAAGTAGACGCTGCTTTGCCCGGTGTGCGCGGCCTGGAAAGCAGTGATGAAGAAATGGACGGCCTGGCTGAACTGGCCAAAGACAGCTAC